GCGGTCAGCTTTACACCAGACTTTCAAATAACCCTCGTCCGTCATTTCGGACTTGGTCACTTGACCGTAATCAAACCGAGAAACTTGTCCCATACTTTGATACTAACGAATTATATGTGTTAATTACTTGGCTTTAACTACAGAGTCATTTAATTCGATAAGGATCAAACTTAAAAGCACGCTTTGCGATCTTACGTTTTCGTAGTTGCTCAGGTATCCACGAAATCAATGTTCTGCCTTCTACAGCGTCAAGTGGGACTAGCCAAATCATGTCGTATTCCAGATTGACAATGCCGAAATAGTCAATCTCGCCGGGCCTGTACAACCGCCTGTTTCCGCCCCCTCCACCTGTCTGTAGCTGTACATGAAAAGCGTGCGGGGCCTGAGACATGGTCTTTACGTTGACCTTGACCAGCTTGCCCTCCCACTCAATAACAAAGTCCGTCTTCCATATGTCATACACAGGCGCGGATATAAAACAGTCATGCGCCAGAAAATGCTGCATAAATGCAGTCTCGCCTAGAGCACCCGTCAGTGAGGCTGTAGCCGCTGGCAACCCAGAAGTTCAGTTAGCCCTGTGTAACGCAAAAACTTAGTAGCTGTTTTGCTTTCTATAGCTGTCCATAATCTTGGCCAGGCGATCACACACTTTTGAGCCCTTTTTGGAGCCATTTTTCATCATATTTCCCAGTTTATACGCATCACTCTGGGTCTTACTACTTGTCATGATTGCCTTGCCTTTGCGATTTGGATTCGGATCCTGAGAGCGCTTTCGAGCAACTATTTGTTTGCGTTCCGAAGTTGATAACGCCTCAGCCTTGGCTTTTGGCAGGCACTTTGGCTTGCCCTCTTTGCTAGAGCGTCCGCCACATGGACCCGCGATCTTGCCCGTCGATGTGATCCTGACCCACTTCTCGTTGAACCATTTGCCCAGGTCATCGCCTCTAAATGCGCCGCGCATCGAGCCATGCTTTTCCTTGTATAGGCGTTTGTATTGCTGTACGACATACCCTGAGGCATAGGCACTCGGCCACACTCTGAACTTCCGCTTGGATGCCGCAACAGCCCTGGCATGCAGAGCTTTATCACGGAACTTACTCATAACAATCCGTCAAGCTCGCGGCCTACCGTTCCAGCATCAGACGCGATATCAGCCGCATATGGCTTCTTCTTTGAATGAGCAGATCCAGGGTGATCCACCTTCTTTTCGCTGTACTTCTTGTAGCTGCCCATATCTTTTAGGCGCTTCTGGTACATCGCATCGCGAGCGGCTTGAAACTTTGATTTCACTTTGCGACCGTCGCTCTTCTTCTTTTGGGCTTCCATAAATTCCTTGTGATTTTTACCTGGCATATAAACAGTCTCACCCGCTTCGTTTAGATGAGAATGCGAACCTTCGAGCCCCAGAGCCTGGCCAGATTTCTCAGCTTCTGTCTTACTCTTGAAAGTAAATGTAGAAGAATCAAATTTATACAAGTCCATTTTTACCGTAAGGGACAGGTCTGGAGGTGTCGAAAGCAGCAGGGCCTTCATTAAGTTGAATACCCTTAGCTTTAGCGTAACTAAGAACTCGTTTTCGATGGCTAAGTCGGAAGCTATCAACAGCAGATTTTTTATCACTCTCGTTCAACTTATAGGCAAGCAGTGTGCAATGACAGTTGTGATGACGTAATACACGGATTGCCCCACGCTTGAAAACCTTGCCTGCTTGAGCAGCACAGTGCTGGCAGGTTCTCTCACCTAGTGCAACGTAATACCAAACCAAGTCGATACCTTGCTCGGCATAATAAGTAAATACAGCTTCTGACCTAGCCTTCGATGCCTCAGTTCTGATAATTGTTGCAATCCTGGCGTTATTTACTTTTAATCGACGTTTTAAGTCTGTTGTTAAGTCCTTTACTGTTCCCCTGTCAATAAGTCCAGTCTTTATAGCCTCCGCTACCGACTCAGAAAATGAACGTGCCTGTAATCCTATGTATCCTCGGGCTCGCACTGCTGCTGATTGAATTATTGCTGCTGAGATACCAACAGCGACAGGTGCAGATACTAGAGGCTTTGATAACTCTGCAGCTAAATCCAGACCTAGGACTGTCGATTTCTGAAGCAGCTTTTCAACAGACTGCAGCACCGGATCATCCGCATCCAGAGGTTCCGCAGGGATCAGCTCATATAGAAGCTCCTCTGTCGATGCAAGCAGAGATGGACCGCTTTCTAATTGAGCAAACAATTGACGAGCTAATCGATTAAGTCCTTGTTCTAATAGGGCGACAATCGCCGCAATCGCTGCTAGCTCCTCCTCTGATAACAGGTCATTATTTTCTTCGATTAGCTCTTCCATACTTAAACCATATCGTTTTCAAGAAGGGAGTCCATCAACACCACATACAAACCTGAGGACAAAATCTCCAGGTTTGCTTGTTCTTGTGGGTCGCCCCCCGGCCACTGGCGGTAACTCTTTTGGACGCAATCATGAAGCGCCCTAAGTGTTGGCAATGACAGTTTCATGACGACTTCAATGTCATCAAGGTCATTGTATTTATTCATAGCGATCGAACGTCACCTTTAAGTGCTCGATGTCGAGCGGATCCAACAGGGTTAGTCCGCTCACCTCTTCTTCATCGCAGTAATGCGTCAGCGCACGGCTGGCGGAACGGGATGAATAGAAACCCATCAGCAGTGGGCCTGGCGCGATTGTTTGGTCCTCACGCTTCACAAATCCTCGATACAACTTCTGGTCCTGTAGTCGTCCACCGATCAACACCACTGGTTCAGAGTCGTTGCGTTGCCCATCGGGATGAACAACAGAAGCGACCTGATAAATCCCATTGCTGGTGCTGGCGATTAACGTCAACCCATTCATGTGCAGGAAATCGGAAGCGTCCTCTACAAGCTCGTCAGGGGCCTCCTGTTCGGGCTCTACTTGTGCCGCTTCAGCGTTGTTCTCTAGGGCCTGCCGTTGGCCTTCAAAGCCCTGTAGGGCGGCCTCATGCTCGAGTTCACGCTTAGCGAGTAGACGATCCTCTTCTTCGCTGTGCAGGACCGTATCCAACTGGTATTCCGTGCCCCCAAATCGGCTGGCCCTGATCTCCATTGGGGTGATTACCCCAGCATTGAGATAAATCTGGTCAGAAAGCGCGATCTGTTGGCGCATGTTCGCTTTGTCCGCATCGGAGCTGGCGAAATATGGAGGGAAATGCACTGTCCATTGAGTTGGCAGGTTTCCACCCGTTGGGCCGGATCGAATGGACAAAATGATGTTCAGATAACGAGTGAAAGCTCGCTTCAAGCTGTGGCTTTGGTATCGCTCAATAGAACTGGCCCATAGTTTCTGCTCGAATTTGCCTGCTTCGCTCAGGCCTCCCGCAGGACTCATCCCAAACAGGACGGGTTTCGGCATATCTGCTGCTGCAACTAGGTCGTCAAGTAGGCGGTCGAAAATATCCTGTGCGCCGCCCAAACTGCGAGCTGCGAATGTCACCTCTTCCTCTGAGTCCAGGGCCATGCCCCCATACAAAGAGCGAGCAAGCGAGTTAGCTTCTAGACGAGCTTTGAGCGCACTCTCCTTACCAGCGGTGATCTTATTTGCCAGTCCAGGAATTTTGTGTACGAACAAATCCATCTCGCTGAGCATTGTCGAGAGGCCATCAGTTGCACCCCTGTATCTCTTCCAAGGATCAAAAAACACCTGTAGCGCTGATAGTCCCCACCCACTGTTGTTGAGACGATCTCTCCAGGGTAAATAGAGGCCATCGAAACGCAAAATGCGGCTGCTATGCACCAGCAAGTATTGAAGATCATTGGTATTTGACGACGACTTTGATGTGGAGATTCGATATTGCGTGGGATTTCTGTAGTTCAGATAATCAAACTCATCTGGTGTTATCTCTTTCTTGGACAGCGGTACTAAATCAGCAATGCCACGGACACGGGCGGGGTTCAATGGCTCGCTTGGTTCCATCCCGTCGTCAAACACCATGAAGATTGCGGCACCCCCATAGATGCGCTGCAGCTTCAATGCTTCCTCAAAATAGAAAAAGGACTCGGAATCCTCTAGATATTGCTCAATATTCCGAATGATCTCGTCGTGGCCCTCTAGTTCCTCGGAAAACTTGACCGTTGGACGCTTGGCCAGGGCGGCTTCGGCAAATACATCAACTACTCGACGACACAACGGGTCGTAATACAACGCCTCTAGATCTGCATCTGCCATCAACCCCTGAGATTGAATGCCGTAATAAGCACTCTTATCCCGTTTTGTGCCTAGGCCCGTAATCGCATTGACTAGAACTCCATCTTCTCGGAATTGGGAGTTATCTGAAACTTCCGCCAAACTTTAGGCCAAACTCTTCAAACTAATCGTACCGATTAATACCAAGGCGTTGGAGCGCTATCTGTGCTTGAGTCGCTCTTTGCTGGTAAAAGTTGTGCCAGTCTTCAAGGATTGCGATTAAATCGTCGATCATCACTGTTCCGCCATACTCCATTTCCAGATAAGTGCATATTTCCTCCTCAAAGCATTGTCTTACACGCTCTTCATGTTCATTTTTCATACAAGTTCGAGCCAATCTGCTG